CTAGTTAGCAGCGACCCATTCTTCATCATTTACCGCCGAAATATCTCCCCCAATAACATGATAAGCATCGATCCACTCATTCTTTCGTACCAACAAATCCCATCGCGGGAATCCATGCATCAAATCAGCTGTGTCAATGCCTTTACGCCTCATATCCTTAAGATCGTTCTCGCTTGTACTGTTCATAATACGCTCCAGCGCAGTCGTTTCCTGCAATCCGCTCGCACGAAGGGCATACGTATACACGTGAAGAAGAGCAGTATACGCATCATGATTGCTTGCATACGTAGAGTAAGCATGTCCCATGCAAGAAAGCATCACATCTAACGGAGTTCGTTCCTTCGATTCATGTCCCCACGCTGCACGAACAATGAACTCTCTCGTCTCGCGAAAGGGCAAATATTTGCATTGCGCTCCTTTTCCATGCTCAGGGTTACGCACAAACTGATGGCGCAGAAAAGTCAAACCGCGACGCACAACACGGCCCATAAAAGTCTCGGATAAAAAGGGTATTCCATCCAATACATCACGAACATCAACGTCAAAATATACTTTCATAAAATTCGCAAATGCAAAGCCACTAAAATACCTCTGGCCTAAAGGATTCGTGCTCTTATTCCATGCGTGATCATCACCATACACAATAGCCTTAATAGTATCATAGAGCAACTCTTCTAATTCATACCGATCTTCTTCGGCTGCATTCATCACTTGAAAAGTCATAAAATTAAAAAGCCAAAACGCCATCACCCAAGAATCACAGTGACTAGTATCTAATTTACCACTCGGAACCCCTCCAGTCTGCACTCCCCAAACAGGACCAAAAAGATGGGTCATACGGACGAGAACATTACGGAGGAGCAATTTCGTCACCCGAACTCGAACTTCATAATCAGGAGACGAAGGATCGTCATACACGAGGCCCATAGAATAGTACAAATTAACCAATCTCTCCCAAACACTCTGATCGAAATTCTTAACATCCCCTTCGACCAATATTGGCATTTTCTCCATTCCTGGGAGAACACCGAGACAATCAGCCAACCGATCAGCGCCTCCATGAGGCCACTTATGACCGATCTGTATGACTGACCCGCGTTCTAAAAAAAACCGAACCTTAGTTACTATACGCTCGAAAAGGACAAAGAGCGAACTCGGAATAACGTACAATCGAAGCTTCATCATTAGCTTATCCCAATCCTCATCAGTATATTGTGCCGTAAAACTAAAAAAATGCTCATTCTTAGGGACTTCATTATAATATATCGCAGGATCTCTCAAATTATGTTCCCATTTAGTATCTTCTGATCCTGTAGACCCACAATCTGATGTGATGAAGTCAATTACATCATTCAAGTCATTATTAAGCATTTCATATTTTTTTTGCAGAGGAATCTATTTTTATTTCTTCATTACCAATCTTGACGCTACGACCCCCACTATCATTTAGTCCAGCAGATGTCCCTAATGGCATACCCTCACAATCCTTCAACGTCACCGGAATCCGCAACTTACCAAAATGTTTTCTTGTTCCCATCTTATGGTACATCAAATCCAACGACTTGTTCACATGCTGCCAAGCAAGAACATTTGCAGGAGGGGGGACATGAACACTCCGAACTTGTTTAAGCACAGTATCCGCAAGTTTATGATCATAAAGATTATCCATCGCAGCAACAACATGAGGGCGCCCGTTTGTCGTCCCGTAAGCAGCATTATACAATGAAGGGTGACGCATACACAACTGAAGCAAGCTTGGAACCGACCCATCAGGTTTTGTCGTTTTTTCGGTCCATACTGCCGCAGCAAACTCTGGTTCATCATCTCGTGTAAATTTTCTATGAGTCAATCCGCTCAAATACGCCAAATCAGCAGCTTTAAAAACATTGTGGACAACGGGACTAGGCTGTATCAAAGGCAACGGCATAGGAAAAGAATTTTTCGTCAACGGGGGACGTACAAGCCTTATATTACTCCCACGCGGTATACGCGAAGCAAACCTAACCACCTCTGAATCTGTTAAACACGGAACGACATCGCTACCGTTCCATTGATATTGTGAGCAAAAATCCTGAACAAATTCAAAATGCGCTTCTTCTCCTCTCCCCAACTCTATAATAGACCGGAAACCTTCACATACTCTTTTCCCTGTCACAATAACGTGACAGTTACACATGATCTCATGCTTACAATTTTCATCTTCTACATAATCAAAGCACAAATAAGGGTTCTGATCTGTATACATTCTATTTCGTCTAAACACGTACCTAAGTACCTGAAAATACCTTGATGGAAGTTTTCTAACAAGACGCTCCAAACAGTATTGAAGCCAGTTGCGCGTATCACCAGCGCCGGGGAAATAAACGTAACTCGTTTCAAAAGATAATACAACCCTCCCCTCACGGAAAAGTTG